CAGATCGAATAATGTCGGGTATCTATTTATTACTGCATCACAATCGACCCAAATAATCGCTTTATCTGGGAATTTATCCATTTTCTCTAAAATATATAACGCTTTCTGTTTGTGATTTTTATTCCAATCCCCTAAATTTGAGATTGGGTTAACGCAATGCGGTACTTCATGTTCATGACACGATTTAATTAATCTATCTGCTTCCTCTTTATACGGTGTTCCTGCCGTATAATAGCTGACCACTATCCAATTTTTATTATTCATTTTTTCCTATTATATGCCCGCCCTGTGCTGAGAGTCTTCGTACATCCACCTCTGCCACGATTAGCTCTAACACCACGACCAGAGCCATCCCTTTTAGGCACTCCTTTTTTAGCCATTATTAATCACCTCCTCTATCGTTTTTCTTTCAAAACAATTTACAGACGATATCATTGAACAGTTATAAATACTGATCTTTTTCTTTTTTGCCTCTCTCCCCAAATATTCAAAATGCTTGATAAACGATTTCGCGGTCTTTGGAGTCTGAGCTCTATTCGGATATCCACTGTGATAATGCGCTTTTTTCGTATGGCGTCCATCAATCCCCAATAGATATATCGGATCACATCCCATTATAAGAGCAAAAGCTAGGGCTCCTGCTCCAGAATTATTTCCAGTATAAAGCCCCTCTTTTAAGCTTGTACTCCATTTTGGTTGTTTTATTCTATTTATTAAATACACATTTTTTGGTATTCTTACTGGCGGGTCAGCTATAATAATTTTATGTCCTTGGAAGTCTCTAAATGCTGCTCTGTATTTTTCGCCTAAAGGTGGTTTTTCGAGTTTCCCGGTGTCGGCCCACCTGAAGAAACTTGGATCCATGCCAATTAAAACATCTGCGAAAGGAACATCGTAATATGCTTTGTTTACGGCGATTATCCTGCCCTTATCTTTAAGCCGATTGAAATCAAATCCTATTAAACTAGGCCCACCACCAATTACAAAACACTTCTCATCACTCCAGCTCCCCTCCTCAAGCACTTTATATATCATGTTTTGTTCTCTATGTTTTCTCCGTTGCCTTGATCTAGTTCTTAGGTCTTGCGTAGTCATTCGATTCATTGTTTCATGTGGCAGTGCGGGGCGGCTAGGCAACCGCCCCACGGGGTTTTTTTTACTGCCATCCTATAAAAAAAAGGAGGATAATAAGTTATCCTGTTAATCCACTTTTTTGTGTTGCATCAATACAATATACTTGATCAAGGTCTCCAACAGCCCCACCAAATGCCATCCATCCGGCAGCAGCCTCGCTCAATGATAACATATCAAACGAGCTAAATGTGGTTAGGTTCATTCTGTATCCGGCTTTTATTTTCAGCTTGGGAAGAAATACACCAATTCGATTGTGATTTTCGAGCATCATCGTATAGATTGGATCAAAATTGAAATTGACTCTTTTTACGGCTCCGGAAAACTGCTGGATCCTATTATTAAGAGCGTGTTTCACAACGCTCATAAGTTGTAGTGGCACAAGAATTTTGAATACGATCCCGGTGTTAATTCCATAGCCTTTATCTTTAACTGCCTCTAGGATATGAACCGCAGCGTCATTGAGTGCGTTTGCGACTGCTACAGCATATTCATCACAGCCATCACAGCCAGGATCTTCAAGTGCCTCGCAACCAACAGTATCCATAGCAGCCTCAAGAAGCGCATAGAAAACCGCCGATCTTTTGTAATAGGCTTTGTTGACGAATTCCTGCGCGTTATTCTCAAGGGTCCAGTAATCCTGATCCTCAAAAAAGCTTCGGTGCCAGTTCAGGCCTCCACCATAATAATCGAAAAATACGAATTCCTGTGATCCTGACATTTGCTTGAGCTCCAGCTTCGAGCCAATAGGAATCTTCTCAAAAGTTAGCCCACTCTCGATATTTGCCATTGCAAAGCCCTTTCCTTTTACTCCGGTAAAATCTTTTACGTCATAAATCTCCTCATAGCCATTATCGTAGTTGAAAAGGGCGTGGAATTTGTCGATTATGGGCTTGGCTGATGCCGGAAAATCGCCAGTGGTTGTAAATGCCTGATAAGCCTCTTGGATTTTTCCATGTAGTTTTTTGAATTTTTTGGAGTTCTCGAATTCTGGCGGAATGAACTTATTCGGCAGTGATGCGAAAAATTGCAAAGCCTGGGATAAATTATCCCGATCAGCCTTGTTCTCCATATTAAATTTAGTCCAGTCTTTTATAATTTGTCCTCTCATTTTAGTCTCCTTTAATACTCAGCCTGAACCGCGTGTTGTCCGTGCAGGTCTGCAACCACATAATCATCATCAGCATCTGCCGCTTTTACCACAATTCCAATTTTCCAATAACCTGATGCATAGGTGTTTGTCACCGTACCGCCTTCGTCTCCGGAAAAATACAGATTATCACCTACCTCCATATCAACCGCAGCTTTAGGCAGGCGGATTTTCTCCGCAGCATAAATAATGACAACATCCTCATCAATTTCTCTTTGTGGCGGGGTGTTTTCATTCACTCCGGTCGTCTCGCTTAAATCGGAATCCACAAAAATGATTCCTACCGTGTCATTTACCAGGATTAGATTCCCGTTGACATACGGCTCTGATCGTTCGGAGGTGAAATAAAAAGACCGCCAATCCCCTTCAGGGGAAATAGTTCTCAAATATTGAGCCATTTTTTTTCTCCATTTAATTTAGTTTAATTTTCGCAGCTCCTCAATCTGGAATAAAATCATTTTCATCAACATCAGAAGTCTCTTTGCCTTTACTTTTTAAATCAGGTGTTTCCCCATTGTCTTCGGGCGTCTCTTCTTTCCCGAAAACTTCTTTTTGAATAGCGTTGAATTCATCAAGTTGAGAGTCTACATATTTATCAAATTCTTTTTCAATATCTTTTTCGTCATCCGATTCTGTTTCAAGTTTAAATTTACCCAGATTTCTCTGAATAAATTTCTGCTCTTGATCAGACAGCTTCCTGGCTTGAGCAATATTTTCAAACCTATCTTTTATAGATGTTTTTACTGCTGCAACTTTAAGCTCTTTCAGCTTATCTTCCAAAATTTTCTTTTCTTTCTCCCATACTTCTTTTTCTTTTTCATGTTCTTTCTCCACCCGTTTTCGCGCTTCATATTCATTGGGGTTTTTTTCCTTAATGATTTCCTCCACTAGAGGATCCTCTGCGATTTCGGCCTTCTTAAAAAGTTCAGAAGGTCGTACTTTTTCCGTTCGGACAAAGTCTATGACTTTTCCGATAGTTAGTTCAATCATGTCGTCGCCTCCTTTGGCAGTATGATTGGTCGTAAACGCCTGGAGTTGTGCCAATAATTTGGCATGAGGAAATCCAGGTGTTTCGTAGTTCTTATCCGCCAATGCAATCCCAGTTACGCTTTCAACATCAATCTCTTTTGACTCTCCGGTTTCATCAACATTAATAAACGCCTCGATGGAAGCTATGTCTATTTTTTGCTTTTTGTACGGCGGATAAATATATCCCACAACAACCGTTGATAATCGGTCATCGATTTCCCGGAGGTCTTTTCCAACTATTTCGCCGATCTGTTCCCGGTTGTCATGTATATTCATTTTTTCAGGGTCATCATGGCCCAGAAATAATGCTAATCCCATTTTTATTTTTTCATATAATTTTCTTATCGCATTTTTCGACCAGTCTTTAATCACTTTTCCTAGATTTTTCCCATCAACTGCTACTTGACCGGTGCTCTCACCTTCATGACCAATTACAAATGCTTTAAATAAAGGGTGCTTATCTTGTTTTTTTATTTTTTGATATACATGCGCTGGCACTATATTAAGCACTTCTGATGCCGCCATCTCCTGTATCGCAAATGTTATTTTCATTTTTCTAGCCTTGCTTTTTATCTTCTGTCTTTTTTTTGGGGGATTTTTTCGTATATGTCCTTCGGGCTAGCCTAAAACAATTTTGTGAACAGTACTTTCTGTCTCCCCGTGATTTATATACCCAGAACCCTTTTCCACAATACTGACAGATAATTTTGATCTTTCCCGCTGACTCTTTTGGCTCTTCTTCTGGCACCTCAATCTCTTGGTTTTTCTCTTCTGTTGTCATAATAAGCTTCTTTCTTTTTTTCCTTTTGTCCCTTTTTTTATAATTCGAGGTTGTTAACATTTTTTAAGCTCCTTGAATATTATCATTTTTTTCAAAACTAGGGAACATTTCCTGTGCCTTTTCCTCTTTTTCTTCTATCTCTCTCTCGACATCAATATTAGGTATTTGAGAGAGCAAATATCGATGTGATATGCCATTCGCAAGATAAAGAGGAAGTAAAACTCTTTCTAAATGACTCCATTGATCCTCTGTAAATACCGGGATGTCTACATCGAATGCATCCGGATTGAGTTTGGAGTTTATTGATTTTTTGACACGACTTGGATGTTTGTTTGCCTGCATAATCGCCTTTTTTATCACTTCTCTCCAGGTCGATTTCCAGATTTCTCTCTCTTTTGTTGTCCCTGTAATTATAACCTCTCTAGTGTTTTCTCCAGTCGCCCTGTTTTTCAGTAAATCCAATAGCCCAAGATAATGTATGGGGATAACCGTAGTTCCGGATATAAGCTTTATTTTACTTATTATTTCTTCTTTTAAAGAGTCAACTCCGCCCATTGAAGGGGAAATTAAATTAGCCCTTGATTTACACGTTATTAGTAATTTTTTTATTTTCCAATTAACGGAAGACGAATCGTTTCCTGTACCAAGAAGCTGCTTTTTCACTTGCTCGACCAGCTTTTCATCATCACAATCAATATGGAGTATTGGTGCTGCAAATAGATTATTAATAAGTCTCCAGTCGGTCATAGCCCGATCAACATCCTCAATTTGTGTTAAGCATTTCATCACCTTTGGAGCTGCATCATTTGGGTCTGCTATCCGACCTCCAAATTTATTATATACAAATTCACCTGCTTTAATTGCCTTCTTTTCTCCAGCCGTTGTTTCCCATGTTAAATTATTATATTCAATATAATCATCCGTCGTTTCTATGTTGTATCGTTTATCCAGCCAAGAGATGAATCGAACAATAGGAAAATTTTCTCCAGACTTTAGCTTAATCCAGAGAGCGACTTTTCCCTCAATCTCTGCCTCTGTTGCGAGTTGATAAATCATAATTCCGTTTATTTCATTGTATTGTAGAAAGTCCTGGATCCATTTAATGGTTTCATCTGCATTTTGCTGTTCATTTTTTTTAACGACTTTGAGCCCTTGCATGATAATGAAAGAAGCCCTTAGATCAATTATATTTCCCGTAAGCGTACACCCCCAATCTGACTCTGCTCGATACTTCGAATCGATCTCTTTTACTGCACTAAGGTAGCCCTTATATCGATTGCCGCTATAATTTTTGTCTTCCCATAATTTTTGGATTTGGTTGACGGATGAAATCAAATCGTTTCTTACTCCTGTCAATTCTTGTATAGCGGTTTCGTTTTGTTTTAGTCGGCTCTGAATATCTTTATATTTTTTTGATGTTAATATTTTCATCATTTCATTCCCTTAACTACACCATTAAAAAATAACCCTCTGCTTCTTTGCAGTGAGTAAATATCCCATACCGAATTGCATCCATTGCGTGGTCATTAAATTTCATGGGCGCTGGCAGATAGTTCCCATCTTTATCCTGTTTGTGCACATAACTCTTTTGCTCTTTTATGATATTGGTAGATCCATCAACTA